AAATCACCAGTTAATGCAAATCCAAAACGTCCAGGTGATGATTCAAGTGCGGCGCCAGTAAAAACCCAAGATGGAAACACTGCGGGTGGCAAAGGCGATGCACCAAAAGATATGGCTACAAAAAATGTAAACGTATCTGGAAACAGTAAAGCACCAGCAATGAAGTCGGCAACGGCTAAAGCAGGTGACGATGGGGCTAACACTAAGTCAGTCACATCTTAAGAAATACTTTTGGAGATAACCAATGACCGTTCTTATAGAAAGACTATCACATAATCAAGCGAAAGTTAAATCTCGTATTGTTGAAGGTGAAGACGGTGGAAAGAACATGTTTATGGAAGGCATTTTCGTTCAAGGTAACGTAAAAAATGCTAACCAACGTGTTTATCCGGTTAACGAAATTGCAAGTGCAGTTGAGTCAGTACAAAAGAAAATCGAAGACGGTTTTCCGGTACTTGGCGAATGTGACCACCCACCAGAATTAACCGTCAACGTTGACAGAGTTTCTCATATAATTGAATCTATGTGGATGGATGGACCGAACGGGTACGGTAAACTTAAAATTGTTCCTACACCAATGGGTAATATTATCAGAACATTAATCGAGTCAGGCGCTACACTAGGCGTTTCATCTCGTGGTTCAGGTGAAGTTGACCCAAGTGGTGAAGTGAAAAATTTTGAGATTGTCACAGTAGACATTGTAGCACAACCAAGTGCTCCAGAGGCCTACCCTAAGGCAATCTACGAAGGTTTAATGAACATGCGTGGTGGTTACCAAACTTGGCAACTAGCACAAGATGTACAAAAAGACAAGGTCGCTCAAAAGTACTTGTCAGAACAATTAATTAAGTTCATTAATGAACTTAAACTTTAACAGGAGAAGCAACAATGGCAAACGAAATCCTTGCTAATCTTCTAGAGACTGGTGTTCTATCCGAAGAGGCTAGTTCACAAATTAAAGAGGCTCTGGACAAAAAACTATCAGAAGCAAGAGAGGAGATTACAGCCGAGTTGCGTGAGGAATTCGCACAAAAATTTGAACATGACAAATCAGTAATTGTCGAGGCTATGGACAACATGCTTAAGAATTCAATTACAAATGAAATGGCAGAGTTCAAAACAGACCGTGAATCTCTAATCGCAGAACGAGTTGCATATAAGAAAGCAATTTCTGAACATGCAAAACTCCTTGAAAAATTCATTACTTCTCGTTTGGCGACCGAAGTTAAGGAACTTAGAAATGATAGAGCAAAAGTTAACGAAAATCTTGAACAAACTAAGAAATTCGTTGTTAAGCAACTATCACGTGAATTAGCTGAGTTCCACAACGATAAACGTGAATTAGTAGATACTAAGGTACGTTTAGTAGCAGAAGGTAAAGAACTACTTAACAAGACTAAGCAGAACTTTATTAAACGTTCAGCAGAATTAGTAGAGAACACAATTAAAAATTCTCTACGTTCAGAAATGAAAACGTTAAAAGAAGATATCCAATCAGCTAAAGAAAACGAATTTGGCCGTAAGGTATTTGAAGCGTTCTCAGGCGAATTTATGACTTCACATTTAAATGAAGGCACAGAAGTAGCTAAAATGAACAAGAAGTTGGATGAATCAGCTACTAAGGTTAACGAACTTGAAAAAGTGATTGCTCAGAAAGATTCAAGCATTGAAGATGCTGAAAAGGCAAAACGTGTACTAGAAGATAAGATTAATCGTAAAGAGGTTATGTCAACTCTAATGGCACCGTTAGGCAAAGAAAAAGCTAAAGTAATGAATGAACTACTTGAGTCAGTAAAAACTTCAAATCTAAAAACTGCATTCAAAAAATACCTACCAGCAGTATTAGACGAGAAAAACGTTTCAACTAAAGAAGAAACACAAACATTAACAGAAGGCAAAATGACTGAACAAACTGGTGACCGTGAGGTAGTAACGGAAGAATCACAGTCGTCAGGAAGTGATGCCGAAATAATTCAGCTTAAGAAATTAGCTGGGTTACAAAATTAACCAGGATAATATCAGGAGAATAAAAGATGGAAAATCTTTTTGAAGGAAATAACTGGGACAACACAAGAAATGCTTTACTAGAAGGATTAGAAGGCACAAAACGTGACACAATGTCCGCAGTTTTAGAAAACACCAAAGTCGCTCTTAATGAGAGTGCAACTGCAGGTGCTACACAGGCTGGTAACATCGCAACACTTAACAAAGTGATCCTACCAGTTATCCGTCGTGTAATGCCAACAGTTATCGCAAACGAAATCATCGGCGTACAGCCAATGACAGGACCAGTAGGTCAGATCCACACATTACGTGTAAGATACGCAGAATCAAAAGCTGGCGTAACTGCAGGTGATGAGGCTCTATCACCATTCGAAATTGCAAACGCTTACTCAGGTGACGCATCAGCGGCACCGGCGGCAACTGCATCACTAGAAGGTGAGCCAGGATCAAAAATGTCAATCCAAGTTCTAAAGCAAACTGTAGAAGCTAAAACAAGAAAGCTATCTGCACGTTGGACTTTTGAGGCGGCACAAGATGCTAACTCAATGCACGGTCTAGATATTGAAGCTGAAATCATGGCGGCTCTAGCAATGGAAATCACTGCTGAAATCGACCAAGAAATCTTAGGCTCACTATCTGCTCTAGCAACTACAGGTGGAACATATGACATGTCAGGTTCTTTCACAGGTACACCAACATTTATCGGTGACAGACATGCCGTTCTTGCGACACTAATTAATCAACAAGCAAACCTAATCGCTCAACGTACTCGTAGAGGCGCGGCGAACTGGGCAGTGCTTTCACCATCAGCATTAACAGTTCTACAATCTGCTACAACATCAGCATTTGCTAGAACAACTGAAGGTACTTTTGAAGCACCAACAAATACGAAATTCGTAGGTACTCTAAACGGTACAATGCGTGTATATGTAAACACATATGCGGCAAACGATGACGTACTACTTGGTTACAAAGGTGCAGGCGAAATCGATGCGGCGGCTTTCTATTGTCCGTACGTTCCGCTAATGTCTTCAGGTGTTGTTGTTGATCCGGCTTCTTTTGAGCCAGTAGTATCATTCATGACTCGTTATGGTTATGTTGAACTAACAAACACTGCATCATCTCTAGGTAATGCGGCTGACTACGTATCTAAAATCGCAGTTAGCAATCTAGCTTTCGTATAATATTATATTATACTGCTAATACAGAAAACCCGGGAGCAATCCCGGGTTTTTTTGTTTCTACTTTCCTAACAAAACTGATAAATACATTTATAAATCAATTCTTTTGAGAGAGATAGTAAATGGCTGAGCAAATTAAATTTGGTGACAGATTATTCTTAAAAGGCGAAAAAGTTTTTTTAGATAGTGGTCCAACTAATAATGCTATTTTAGAGACCAGAAGTGGTACAGTAGAAATAGCAGGTAATCTTGTAGTTCAAGGTTCTACTACAACTGTAAATTCAGAAACAGTAAGTGTTGCTGACCCATTCATGTTATTGAATGGAGACCACACTGGTACGGCATCAGAAGATGTAGGAATAGAAATTAATAGAGGAACTGATACAAATGTTAAATTTGGTTGGAATGAAACAACAGGAACATTTTCAACTTTCTCAGATAGTTTAGAAACAGGTTCAATATCAGCTACAAGTATAGTAGCATCGGCAGGTATCGTAGGTGATATCAATTCAGAAAATGCAATAAAAATAATTGATGTAACAGGTGATGGTACAGTTGATATAAATGCAGGTAATATAGATGGCACTGTAATAGGTGCAAATACACCAGCACAAGCAACTTTTACCCAACTTACTTGGAGTACAACAACTAATACTACAGACGATTTACCAGAAGGCACAAATCAGTATTTTACAGACCAAAGAGCAAGAGCGGCAATCAGTGTTGAACCCGCTAGTGAACTTTCTTATGATCCTGCAACAGGTGAAATATCTTTCTCAGGAAATTATTATTCTGATACAGATGCAAGACAGGCAATTTCTGTAATAGGTAATGAAATAGGATATGATAATACAACAGGTATTATTAGTTATGATGCACCAACAGATTTTGGTTCAATCACAGATCCAATTGTTATATCAGGATCAACAGGCGGAACAACAGGTTCAAGTTTACCAACAGATGTAAGTTCATTTGTAAACGATGCTGGTTACTTAACACAAATAGTACAAGATACAAATCCAAAATTAGGAAATCATTTAGATACAGATGGTTATCAATTATATGATACTAAAAATGTAGATAGTTTAGTAGATTTAAACTACACATTAGCAAGTGATAGTACAAGAGGTGTTGCTATAGCTAGTGGTTCAGCAATTAACTTATTCTTAGATGCTAGAAACATTTATGGTACTAGTCCTTACTTTAGTATACACACAGATAAAGATCCATTAACTGATACAGTTAATAAAAATAATGCAATATTTTCAATTTCTGAAAATGGAAATGTAAATATTACAGGAAATATATTAGGTGCAACAACTGATAATTTAGCAGAAGGCACAAGTAATCTTTATTATGCTGACGGACTAGTAAAAAATGTTTTAACAAATATGAGTACTGGCTTACTACCATCAGTTGATAATACATATGATATAGGCTCAAATTCATTTCAGTGGAGAACTATATACGGTCATAATGTAGAGGCAACATATGCCGATTTAGCTGAAAGATATGAGGCAGATGCTGAATATGAACCAGGAACTGTAGTAGTATTTGCTGGAGATAAAGAAATAACAACAACTAATGTAGAATCAGATTATAAAGTAGCAGGTGTTATCTCTACAGATCCAGGACTAAAAATGAATTCAAACGCAGGTGAAGATAAAACACATCCTTATGTTGCGTTAAAAGGAAGAGTTCCTTGTAAGATTATAGGACCAGTTAATAAAGGTGATTTAATCGTCACATCTAAAATACCAGGATATGGCGTATCAGTAGGTGGAGCAGACATGGGACGTTCAGTTTTTGCAAAATCTTTAGTAAATAACGATGATTCTGGTGAAAAAGTCATTGAAGTTGCAATTATATAAAAATAATTCATAAACATCAAAAATAAGAAATTCTAGATAAATAATGATAGATTATACAGAGCGTGTCTTTGTATTGTCTATTATTAAATCGATTTTTTATAGACGGGAGAAATAATATGGCGGCATATGCAATTCAGTTCCGTCGTGGTACAACGGCTCAACATTCATCTTTTACAGGTTTATTAGGTGAAGTGACAGTCGATACAGACAAGAAAACACTTGTCGTTCACGATGGTTCTACAACAGGCGGCTACCCACTAGCACGTGAAGGTGCGGCGGCATCGATGACAACAGGTACGTTTTCATCTAATGTCTCAGTAGGTGGCACACTATCAGTAACAAATACGGCAACGTTCTCTGGTGGTGCAGATGTAACAGGTGACTTAGACATGACAGGTCACATTTTACCATCTGCCAATGTTACATATGACTTGGGCTCATCCACACTAATGTGGCGTGATATTTACGTAGGTCCTGGATCTTTATACGTTAACGGTAAAAAAGTTATCGAAGATGATTCTGGAACTATCTCAATTTCAACATCACAAGACCAAGCACTTAAAGTAGCAACATCAGGAACAGGTACATTACAACTAGAATCAGCTAATGGAATTCAATTCACAGGTGAATTGAAATCTGCATCAGGCGATGTCCAAGTTGGAGACCATATCGACATGAACGCTAACTTGGTTCGTGAAGTAGGAGCTCCAATATTAGGTACAGATGCGGCAAACAAAACATACGTTGACAGTGCAATCACTACAGGTTTAGGTGCAGGATCAAATCCAGTATCAGCAACCACTGGTGCATTTTCATCAGACGTAACAATTGGTGGTGATTTAACTGTTTCAGGTACAACTACAACAATCAACACATCAGAAATTAATTTAGCTGATAACATCTTACTTTTAAATTCAGATGCAACTGGTACTGCAACGGCATCAGGTGGTATTGAAATTGAAAGAGGTGATGACCTAAACGTTCAATTCTTATGGGACGAAACAAATGACAGATGGTCAACAGGTGCAGAAGACCTATACACATCAGGTACATTTACAGGTAACTTATCTGGTAACGTTGTTGGTGATGTAACAGGTGATGTAACAGGTACTGTTACAGACCTTTCAAATCATACAACAAATGCTCTATCAGAAGGTGGTTCAAATTTATATTTCACAGATGCAAGAGCCAGAAACGCAATTTCAGTTTCAGGTGATTTATCTTATAACTCAACAACAGGTGTTATTTCAACACAAGGTCTAGCATCATCAGATACAGATGACCTTGCTGAAGGTTCAACTAACCTTTACTACACAACTGCACGTTGGGATACTAAGATGGCTTCTGCGGATACAGATGACCTATCAGAAGGTTCAACTAACCTTTATTACACAACTGCACGTTGGGATACAAAAATGTCGGCGGCTTCAACTGATGATTTATCAGAAGGTGCATCCAACTTGTATCATACAACTGCACGTGCTAGACAGGCAATATCTGCTGGCGGTGACCTATCATACGATAACTCAACTGGTGCAATGTCTTTTACAACACCAACAACTATCGCATCGATAGCCAACCACACATCAGATGATTTAGCAGAAGGCTCTACAAATCTATATCACACAAATGAACGTGTTGATGATAGAGTAGCGGCATTAATGACTGCTGGTACAGGCATTTCATTATCTTATGATGATGCGGCTGGAACTTTAACAGTAACAAACACTCAAACAGAACTTAACGACTATGTAGATGGTGCAACATTCTCAAGTGGTACACTAACTCTATCAGTTGGTTCTCAAGCAGACGTTTCTGTTTCACTAGACGGTCGTTACGTAAAAATTGCAGACTCAACTAAAAAGCATACAGATGCTTATGAAGTAACTGCACAAGACGAAACAGACAATAGTTCAGCTACACTAGGTAAAACATGGGCTCAACTAACTGCAGGTAAGATTGACATCGGTGGTATTGATTTTGCATCAGAAATCGCAGATTCACCTTACGCAGTAGTATACATCAACAGAATGGTCGCAAGACCAAACGAAGTAACAATTTCTTCAACTGGCTTAACATTCGCCGCAGGCGTTGTAACAGAAGACGATGAAATTGAAGTTGTATACTTTGACGAAGCATAAAGTTTAACTTAACAAATAGTGGAGGGAATAATCCCCTCCACTAGTTCAGTTATGAACATGGGGTCAACTAAAAGACCTCCCGATTTAAGGAGACACTAATGGGAAGAAAACTTAGACATAATGGTTCTACAACAACATCTATTGCTCGTGGAACTTCATTCAAATACGACACATCCGGTAACCTGGAACAAATCGTAGGTACAGTAGATACTACCACTGACGATATTATCTTCACTGGTACAAAATCAAACTTAAGACGTATTGCTGACTTAGAACGTAACGTATCTATTCTTGCATCACAAGATAGAGGTGACGGTGGTTCTACTGTTGGTAAAAACTTTCGTGGTAAAGTTCAAATGCATAATGCTCTTGAAGTTGATGGCACTACAGACCTTGATGGTACAACAAACATCAATGGTGCATTAACACTATCAGCATCAGCACAAGGAACAATCAATTCATTAATTACAACAGGTACACAAGCAGTTATCGACGGTGCCCCAGGCGCTTTAGATACACTTAATGAGTTAGCGGCCGCATTAGGCGATGATTCTAACTTTGCAGGTACAATGACAACTAACCTAGCAGGTAAAGTTGCAAAAGCAGGTGATACAATGTCAGGAGACCTAAATATGGGTGGAAATGACATCACTAACGCAGGTACATTTAACGGTGTTGCAACATCGGCTCAATATGCCGACCTTGCAGAACGTTATGAAGCAGATGCAGAATACGATGAAGGTACAGTTATGATGTTCGGTGGCGATAAAGAAGTTACAGCCGCAGAAGGTTATGGCGCACCTAAGATGGCAGGCGTTGTTTCAATGAAACCAGCATACTTAATGAACGAAGGTGCAGGTTCAGATGCAACACATCCAGCAATCGCATTACAAGGTCGTGTTCCAGTTAAAGCTATGGGCAAAGTAGAAAAAGGTGACATCATGGTTGCCTCAGACCACAAAGGCATGGCAGTAGCATGGAAAGAAGATGCAGACCCACGTTGTACGGCATATATCGGTATCGCAATCAAAGATAAAATCGAAGAAGGCGAAGGTATGGTCGAAATCAAAGTTGGTAAGTAATCTTATCTATATATTTTAAAGAGAAGGGCGTCTTTATGGCGCCCTTTTTTTATGAGAAAAAGTTTTTAAGAGTTTTAAGTAAAGAACCACTTTCTTCTTTAGTATAATTTTCTTCAACCCACTCAGGAAACTTTAAAAACAATCTTTTCCATTGTTTCATTTCAGTATGCGTATCTAATACTTTCTTATGATATTCACTTCTATTAGAAAATCCAAGTTCTTCTTTTAGATTGTTTATTCTAACTTTACATTGATTTAAATCTTCTAAATCTCTATCTACTGCAAATAATATTTCTTCAAAAGACTTTTTATCAGAAAATTTTTCTATTAAAAACTTATGGTGTTTATTTTTTGGTTTTCCATCATAAAGAAACATAATCTCTTGTAAATCATAATATAATGCTTTGATAGGATTTATTGTTTCTCTATATCTTTCAGTAACTTCCTTAATATGAAACTTGTCATCATCAGTAGCCATTTTTTCTAATACACTTAATGCTACAATATTAATTTTTTGTCTATTGGCAGTTACTTCTTTTTGTGAAAGTTGTTTTACTTTAGTTATAGTTGCATCTATAACTTTTTTAGTATCTTCACTTTCTCCTTTTTTGAGATAGTCGATATAACTAGGTGTGGCGGTATTGATGACCTCCTTAAGTTCTATAGTCGTTTTATTAGACTTTAAAAACTCAATACAGTCACGTATAAATTTCTGTTTTTTGAAATCTATAATATCCACTACTGTCTCCTCTATACTATTTAATAATAATTGTTGAGGATTAGAGTGACGATATAATATCTCTAATTACTTTCAGTTTGTTCTTTTTGAACAGTGTTCTTCTAGTACCTGGATGTAGTGGTTTTGGAAAGTACTCATGTTCGACCCAAGCATATCCTCCACTCTCATGATTTAATCTTGGAATGAATTCTCTTTTAACAAGTATTACAAACGAATAATAACTAAAGTCTTTATTTCTTGAATGATATTGATCCAATGGATATATTTTCACAACATCTTTTTTAATATTAACTCTCAATTCTTCACAAACTTCTCTAAGAAGTGCTTGTGAAATATTTTCATCCTCTTCTACTTTACCACCCCAAAATCCCCAATTTCTAGGGTGAGAACTATGTTTGTCTCTTTGTTGTAGTATTACTCTTTTAGTGTCTTTTGCTACTATACATGCACCTGCGGCTTTTATCATCTACATTAACTTTCTTATTGTAATAGTTCAAGTCTCCAGAAGCCTGCATCATATATTCCTTGGAAAGTATCACTCCACTCTCCGTTTTCAAATTTAAATTGTTGTCCTGTAAATGTATTTGTGATATATGCACGTAAAGTATAAGAACTTGCATCAAATGATTTTATCCATGCTGAACCGTTATATTCTATAATATCGTTCATTTCTATATCTATACCCCATACACTAGTTGACTTTGCAGAAGTTAAAGAAAGATATCTTTGTCCTACTGCTGGTTGCGGAATACTATTGAAACCTGGTCTGGCTGTTTCAGCATCTATTATTCTGTCTACTGCATTTATAGTATTAGTAGGTAAAGTATCTTTATCTACTGTGAATGCTAGATACTCAGGATTATTAGTACTACTTAGAGTACCAATAATATCTGCATCTAAGTTTTCTAATTCACCATGATATTTAAGTCTAAGTCTTGATATACCATCGTCAAGATTTCCATAGTAGTTTAAAACATCCTCCCATTTTACACCATCATCATAATTACCATTTCTTAATACTTGACACATATAGTCTCCGTTAGTTTCTGTTACTTTTAGTGAAAAGTTTTCAGGTGTAACTACTACAGTTGATTGTTTTTCTAAATCACTAAAGAATTCAAAAGCATCTGGATCGTAGTCTAGTGTATCTAAGTCTGTATAATTATAAATGTTGTGTATAATATTTCTAATTACGTTTTGTCTTGTTACTTGTGCTGGAGGATTAATCCAAATTGGTATTTGGAAAAACATGGTTGCAATATCTATTTGGTCTTCAATCCCTTGAGGAATACCTCTACTTGACCACTGAATATCAGTAAGTTCTACAGTAGTAATTGTAGTCCAATCAACAGGATTGTCATTGTGTTGTATTTCTAGTGCTGGATTAAACAGTACTAAAATCTGTTCCATTAGTTGTAACTTTTGGTCAGTATTACTTGTCCAAACATCTACTTGCATATTTAAAAGATACGGAACAGGCATCATTCTTCTTACATTAAATCTATTGCCCGTTTCATTAACATATTTTTGTTCAGTTTCATCAAATTTTCTTTCTGTGACTGATACTGCATCATTAAAAAATGGTTCTTGTACTCTTGCTCTATCTGGTTGCAAACTCTGTATCCAACATCCAATGAATGGTGCAGAATTAACTATATTTTCAGAATTACCTTTCATAATAGTAGCGGCCATACGAGATATATCGCCATAACGTGCTGGTACACGAATAAAATAATCAGTTGTACCGTCATTCATTTTCTTTCCTGTTTTTACACTGAAACCACTGAATAATCTTATAAACTGTAAGATATATCTTCTTATTTGTTCATCGTAAAAATGAGTTTGTCTTATTGCCATCTTAGTCTACCTTTGGTTTAATTGCTTTTGATAAATTAACTTTACCGGCAATTACAGTACCATCTTCTAATTTAACGACACCGTCATTATTAATAAATTGATGATGCAAGTGATTACCAACTTCCCAACCACCGTCACTATCTTCAACTTTGTACCATACATCACCTCTATACTGAAATAGTCTAGCAGGTGAATAATCTGTACGTAAAAAGTATGAATTGTCTAATGGTTCATTAGGAAATTGTGTACCACTGGCAACTGTCGCCATATCTAAATCTGCAGGATGTGTTCCTTCTTCTACATATTGTAGATTGTTTGTTCTGTAATCCCAATATCTTCCTGGAACATTTTCTTGAGCCTCTTCAACGATAGCATCATTGATTTGAAGTTCTTTATTGTAAGTAGACAAGATGTTTTTTAAATCATCTGCCTCTTCACCTGTTCCAAGAATATCTGAGTATTCTTGTGTATCTTGTAATTGTTTAGCACGTACACGCCAAATATGTGGCCACCAACCTGGATCAAAGCCTTCTGCGGCCTTTGATGCATCTTGTACCACCCAATATTGATTTACAGCCGGAGCATCCTCGTCAAGTAACATATCTTCTCTCATATGAGGAAGTTCAATTACATCACCAGTCATTAACTTTCTTCCTATCTTTTCAACCATATCATTTAGATGTAGTGTAAAGATAATTTGGTCGTTCCCTAGGAACATACCAAATTGAGATAAATCCATATCTTGGTCTGTAACAGTATAGACACCACGCAAGTCATAGATGTTATCGTCATATTTTCTATCACGATTTTCCATGAATAGCAAGTCTTGTATTGCTGGTTTTGTAGGGTCATAATTTGGATCAGTTGTATCTTGTGATCCCAAATATTTATGGACAAGTAGTGAAGTACCACCATGTTCAAAGTGGGCTTTTACTGTTTTATCTATAAACTTATAATCATTTCCCTTACGTGGGTTCCATAAACTTAATCTTGGCATATCTTTTTCCTTGACTTCTATACGTATTTATCTTATTATAACTAAATAGATTTAAAGGGAAAGAGCATGAACTACAATAATAATCAAGGCTACATTGTTGTTAGAGACTATTTACCAAGTTTTGCAGTACAACAATTCAAATTATGGTCATTAAATCCAGAAAGAATTCATCGAGGTAACGCATGTGATGGAAAATATTACGATTCACATGAATTAGGTAGAGAATATGATGTTTGGTGGACTACAAAACCACCATCTGAATTTTGGAAACCTATAGTTTGGGGGTTGGTAAGTCATATTGATGCAATATTTCAAAAAGGTTCATGGGGAATTTATGCAGTTGATTGTATCACAACAAGAGGTGGGTCTTCAAAAGTTTATGCACATATTGATACTCCTTACAGATTTAAGGAATTCAATCAATCAGATAGAGTACTAGGAGTACAAATAATTATTCCATTAGATCCCTTTACTTTAGAAAATGGCGGTACTGCATATTTACCTGGATCGCATTTAGAAAAAATTGATTTTGAAGACTTGGAAGAGAATCGAGAAGCATATAACGAAAGACTTTTACTTGAAGGACAACAATTTTTAGCTAAACCAGGTGATGTACTAATGTATGATAGTAGAACATTACATAGTACTATGCCTAATCATTCCACACAATTTAGAAGTGCCTTATTAATAAATGCATTGCAAAAAGATATCATAGAAGATGTAAAAATTCTTGATAACAACACGGATCAAGTTAAAACTTGACAAAAATCGAGTATTGTTGTTAAATAGAAATTATAATAAATTGATTCGTAATAATTAATAGGAGTCCTTTAATGGCACTGGCAAAAAGAAAGAAAAGTATCAAGAGAGCCTCACCTCGAAGAGGAGCAAAACTTGAATCGCCTAAATGGGAAGGTTGGGAAACTTGGTCTGGTGAATTATATCATCGTAAAAGTTCAGCGGCTAGAGATTTTTATTATCAGAACTATAAGCCAGCAGATTTATTTCCTTTCGCTATACAATGGATGGAAAAGAATGATTATTCTAAAGAAGATATCCGTTGTGTTAAACTAGCACCTGATTATGAATTAAGTATTACTGCGGCTATTTCTTGTAAACTACTATTAGATGGCATGCCAGATTTCAATCAAAAAGAAGATGATTACTGGCAGACACTTGCTGGTACAACAGGACATGTACAACCTGCTACAAATTTTGTCAAGAAAAGAATAGCACAAGCTATTGAAAAGGGTAAATCAGTTAAAGAGGAAAAAGAAGAAAAAGAAAAAGAAGAACAAAAGAAAGCTAATGTTCATAGACCTAGTATACAAGAATTGTTACGTAAAAAAGCATATTCAATGACGGATGAAATTGATACTTTTATCAATGATTTTGAAATGACTACTGGAGGATTGAAAAATTTTAAACCATTAAGTCTTTTAAGAAAAGTACAAGCAAAGGCAAATCATGCCAAGATAATAAAAGAATTATATGAAGGATGTTTCAAAGAATATGATGAACTTATAAACCCACCTTCAACAAAAAATATGACCGAAAAAGAACTTGATTGGCATAATCAGTTAATTGAAGGTTACCAATATCTAGAAAAATCTGAAATCAAGGCAATGTATGAAATGTATAAATCTATTGTACAAGCATGTGATATGATTATTGCTAACGCAAAATTTGACCGAAAGCCTCGTAAGAAGAAACCTGTTAGTGCAGATAAGCTAGTAAAGAATTTAAAATTCTGTAAAGAACATACAGACACAGGTTCAGTAAGTATTAATCCTATAGAATTAATAGGAGCCAATATTGCAGTTATATATAATACAAAGACACGTAAAGTAGGTGTTTACCATGCAAGTAGTGTTGATCCAATGGGTCTAGGAAGAGAAGGATCAGGGCTTAGTGTAAAAGGTACTACAATGACACGTTTCAAAGAAGATGAAAGCCTACAAAAGACATTACGAAAGCCACAAGAGCAATTACCTATATTTAAAAAGATAACAAAACGGTCATTAAATAAAGAGTTTTCTGCTATCAAATCTGTCGAAACTAAGATGAATGGCAGAATTAACGAACATACACTACTTCTTAAGGTTTTTTGATAAATAGTTCAGTAGATACTGACGAGTATCACGTTTACAGATAACAAACATTATCCCGGGAGAAGTTACATGAGCGATAAGAGAAGATTATATTTTGCAGAAGTTACTATTCCAGATGCAGTTAAAAATGCACACGAAGGAATTAATCCAGCAGAAATCTTAAGAATTAAATTAGATGAATATATTGCTGATACCGGCACTAAATCATCAAGACAATTAAAAGAAATGATATACGAAGATATCAAAATCTATGGTTGGCATCCTGCAGATGCAAACAAAACTGCGTATACCATTACATTTATCAATGCAAGACACCACGATGTTTATAATCATCACGTTCCAGCATTCAGAACATGGATGAATAATGATTGTGGTATCACATATGATTATGAAACATATACAGACATACCATATGAAGTACAAACTATTGACAACATAAATGGTTATGAGGTAACACATGAAGGTCATAATATGAACTATGATGTTGCAAAACATAAAGCATTTATGGAAGACATGCCAATTTCACGTGGTTTTGAACTAAACTAAAATTAGCTAATATAAACAATTTAAAGACCCACTCTTAGGAGTGGGTTTTTTATTACCTCCTCAAAATGATAAATACATTATATTGGAGATAATCAATGCCAAAGAATAGCAAAGTTAGAAATGAATTAATCAAAGAAGTAAGATTACTGCTTGGTGACGGCATGGTCGATATTGAATTAGACCCGGATCATTATGATTTAGCAGTTGAAGTTGCTATATCTAAAATTATACAAAGATCCGAAAATGCAGTTGAAGAAGATTTTTACTCAATAGAACTAAAAAAAGATGTAGATGAATATACACTTCCAAAAGAAATAATGGAAGTTAAACAAATTTGGCATCGTTCTTTTGGTCATGGTATATCAGGTGGTGTTGACATGGATCCTTTCGAACTAGCATATGCTAATTCATATTTCTTTTTAAATAATCACATTGGTGGTATAGCTACATACGATGCATTCTCACAATATCGTGAGGCATTAAATAGAATTGCGGCTACTGATATTCAATTCATTTGGAATCCAACAACTAAAAAGTTAAAATTATTACGTAAAATGAGGGCAGATGAAATGGTATTATTACATGTTCATCTTGAAAGACCAGAAGAACAATTAATACAAGACCCTTATTTAAAATCTTGGATGAGAGATTATACACTTGCATATTGCAAGAAGATGTTAGGCGAAGCGAGAAGTAAATTTGGTTCATTACCAGGCGCACAGGGCGGCGTTACATTAAATGGTGATGCAATGAAACAAGAGGCAGATGTCCTACTTGATAAATTAGAAACTGACTTGCAGACGTACACTGACGGATCTGCTCCTCTAGGATTTATAATTGGATAATTCATCAGCATGTTCATTATTATGGTCTCATGCCAGACTTAAAATAGATGGCACTGTACTTCCTTGTTGTTTTGTAGAAGAAAATAATATACCAAATATTGATGAAGTACCCAAATTATCAGATGGGTTACATAACGCATTTAATTCTAAATTTTTTAATGACATAAGAAACAAAATGTTGAAAGGCGAAAGACTTTCAATGTGTGAAAAATGTTGGCGTGCAGAAGATAGCGGTGTACAATCTTTTAGACAACGATTCAAACAATATGATAAATTTATAGGAAATAAACCAGAGTTAAGATATATAGAAACTGCTTTATCCACACATTGTAATTTATCATGTAGAATGTGTAATGAAAGATTTAGTAGTAAATGGAAACTAATAAATAATCCTGGAATGTCAGTTGACGTTTCAGTTGATTCATTTGATTTAAAATATTATGATACTGATTTATCTAAATTAGATTTTGTTAAATTTGTCGGCGGTGAACCTCTATTAGATAAGAAACATGCAGATTTTTTAACACAGATTGTAAATAAATCAGACAAACCAGAAAATATAAAATTATATTATCATACTAATGGAACTATAATACCAAAACAAGAAATTTTTGACTTATGGTCAAAACTAAAAGAAGTGCATATTATATTCAGTATTGATGCAATCGGTGAGGCAAATGAAATACTTAGACCTCCACACAAATGGGAAACCGTTGATAAAACTGTAAATCATTTTATAGAACATAAAACTGATAATGTTGATTTAGGTATGCATACAGTAGCAAATGTCTTTAATATTCATTTAATGAAAGATGTATTTGAATATTCATTCAAGAAGTTTAACAAAATGCCTGCATTTGATTTATTAGATTATCCAGAACATATGTCATTAAAAAATTTAGATAAAAATATAAAGCAAAAACTCTCACATATGTTAAAATCACAGTTTAGCGGACAAGAACGATTTACATACTTACTAGATTTCATAAATCAAGATACGGCACATTCATTTACAATAAATGAAATTATAGACAAAGAAAAAGAAAATGATGCCAGAGTAAATACAAAGATAGAAAGGTTAGGACTGTTAGATATATGGAATTCATTTTAAAAGTAATTATATCAGGGTTATTAGTAGCATCAGTTAGTATGATGGCACAAAGAAACGCAACAATGGCGGCTCTTTTAATGGGTGTGCCTTTTACAGCCTTCCTTGCTATGATATTCATGTGGTGGTCAGGTGTACCGGCTGAAACCTTTCAACAATTCTCTTTTGAGACCATATATTTCGTATTGACAAGCCTTATATTTTTTG